CGTCATCCCACGCCGCGGGTCATTAACCCGCGCGTAGCCGCTGAGATTACGCAGCTACCCATCGGCGTTTTAGTGTGAGGACGCCGTTCCTCGAGGAGAAAGCCAAATGTTTCGAGTCGTTCACGTTTTGAGCAGTCATCATATTTTTTAGATGCTGCCAGGTATTGATACTCTTTGTATCGTATACCTTTCGTGGTAACTCAAGTTTTAGTAAACATTTGGTAAGTGCGGAATACCCGGTCAATTTATCACTCTTCAGTGATAGGCTAGGTACCAACGTTCGAACTTCTACTCGTTGTAAATTTCGGTTAAAGCGTGTTTTCGTATCGCCAGAACCGAATATCACACTTAAGCCCTCAGAGTCCGCGCTAGCCACTGGTAAGTTGCCAGTAACGAGCTCAACTTGCCCTAACAGGTAAGTTGCGAGCGTTATAAACCCCTTTTCATAAAGTTGGTTTATGGTCGCCACGGTTGAAATTACTCCTGAGGCGTCTTTCAGATTGCGGGGTATGGGATTACGCATATACACAGGGGTTATATTTCTTCCCTTATATGCATCCATACCACAGGATTCTCTGAAAAATCCTTTTTTAAAGGATTTATCGAGTCCAACTACGTTACCAAATTCTGTTAACGTAGTAACCGCATTCTCAACCTCGTTCGTTGGAATGATTATATCATCCCCATAAACGAACGTATTTGACATTGCCTTGTATAAACTAGGCAAAGTCAAAGGAAGGGCTCTACGCTTAATATAGGCCATTACAAGTAAACTTGTAAAAAACATGGCTTCTATAGGAAAGCATAGGGCTGAACCCATCGATGCAAACTTATGCAATGCAATAAGTTTGCCATCTGGCAGCTGTGCATGCGATGATCTCGTTACGAAAACAAGATTTCGCAAACTAGGATTCACTCGAAGCATACGCCAAACAAGGTCCTTGTGGACTCTGTCTGACGCAGCTGAGAGATCTAGTGTTGCATAACATCTGTTGCTTGAAGCTTTGAGAGCCAACTGTTGATTAATCGACTGATCAGTAAAATTAATATGACCAGCCGTCAACTTATGGCCCTCAAGCTTTGCAACGATGTAGTCCTTTACGGACTGCTGTGTCATTTGCATGACTGTGGGTTCGAGAGCAATGATTCTCGGTGTTTTGAGAGTTTTAGGTACAGTTATTACACGTACCGGTAACTCTTCATCACACCCCTTCTTGGTGATTTCAACATCGTCGTAGTATCGTGACTCCTCAGTATTGTAAAAACAATCGCTGACAGAGAAATGAGACTCCAAACGAGAATGCCAATCAATAGTCTTAGGGATGTATTTCTTATTTCCCAAGATATGATCGGCTGTTGAACCAGGTCCATGGTGTGGAATTAGGTCAGCTGACCTAACTTCACTACCAAAGACTGTACTCCAAAGAAGATCGCAAACTTGGCCGAAGAAGGTATAATTATCTTCATCAATATCGACCATAAGCGTTTGCAGAGAATCTTCAATCCGTTCATAACTAACGAACGCACTGTGTGTGCGATCGCTAGAGCAAGCCAGCTTGATCTTTTTATAGAACGAGCAGATTTGCCGGACGCTCTGTATTGCATGAATATTTTCATCTTGCAATATCCTTCCTGTTTTGCTGCAGAACACGAGACTAGTGAAACCTGACAAAAATGCCGGGAGACACTGCCGCTTTTTCCAACCGACGAAGCGGTCAGAGGTTACCATTCCTTCTTCGAGACATAACATAAAGTCTTTCAGAAAGTCTGGTAGCGTGATTGTCACAAAAGACAATCCCTCATGCGAAAGTCTATTACAAATTGTAATATAGTCTTTCATCTGCATAACGGTTGAACACTTAGCTGCTGCATCTTGTAAAAGAAGCAACAGGACTTTAGAGGTACTTTTCATGTCTATTCTCCTCTCCAAAAATGGTAGAGGGTACAGCCATGCTTTGCAACATAAAAATGTTGCAATCGGTTCAAAACCGAACCTCACAAACTCAAGACACTAATGTCTTGAGGATAACAGAGCCGTGATGTTGGCTGTTGACAGCCAAGCCTTCAGAGCGTCTGTTAGGTCGTCCAAGTCTGCGTCATCAAAGCCAAATACTGGCTCATCGATGACTATGTATACACCTGCCTTCTGGTAAGCGGATTCCGCTGACAGAGGGTCAGTTGCAACAACAGTCTTGTCAAGACGTACCAAATGTCTAGTACGGCTTTTGGTTTCCTGATGAGATATCCTCATTTCGAGGGTCTTATCAGCTGAAGAGTAAGTAGACGCAGTTTTCTCGTCTATTACCCGGTGTAGATCAGTAGCTACTGAATCTACAGTAACCGATTGCGGTGTTGCAAAGGACATGGTGACCTCCTTTCTCAAAAGAGAAATGGTTTAAAACTTTAGCCTCGATATTCCTAAGGCTGATAAGATGGAGAGTTGCCAGGCTGTAAAGTCTGGAAACTCCCAGTTGAACCCAAAGGGAGAAGCTGCAACCCGAGACTTCGCTGAAGTCTCAATAATGTTGCCTGCAGTATGAGGAGCCCATTTAATGGGTCCCCCAGACTCCGTTTGTTGCCAAGCCGACCAACTATATGTGGTTCTGATTTGCTTAGTTTTGGAATACATTACATAAGCATAATCTGCTACTAGATTATCTTCCATTGAAGACGCGAGGTTAGAAACCACGTCGCCTAAATTGGAAAACCAGTCTACTAGCCAAGAGAATGGAATCAGGTTATAAACCTGTTCCGGACCTAATTCAAGGTCCCACAATTGGCGGATGGCACGGTACTTACCCCACTTTTGAGATTCGAGTCCAGGTATATAATACCTGAAAGAACCCTTGAACCAACATTTAACGTCTTCTACAGTTTCTGTAGTTTTAGACATATTGTTGGTACTCATGCAGAAGTCAAACCACGGTGTAACGCTATACTTATGCATAGCGGAGTACGTTGTGGTCGGACCTGCGATCTGGTTTTTAGTTTCCAGAAGGGTTCCACCTCGGCGAATGCGTTTTCCGTTATTATTACGGAGATACGCAATCTGCGCATCAATTTTAGAAATCGATGCGAACCAACGCCGAATGTCCGACAGGAACGGTTTCCACCCAAATTCTAAAGCCAAATAATTGTTTCCTAAACTACGGAAACTATTAAGCTTTTTGAAAAGAAGCTGAGGAGCGTCTTTTAGCTCTACAAGAGCTATTGAAAGAGACACTCTAGGCTTCGCGGGTTTGAACCGATTCCAGCACGCTGGCCCCTGTGCTTGCGCAAGAGACGTAACGTCTGGTGGGAGGGTATTAAACCCTCTCAAGGTATTGTAGGGGTAAGGAGGAATAGCAATAAACCTCCCTGAATACATATTTTTCACGTCTTTTCCTGAATTAGGATCGACGTACCGCCTACCTACCCATCCCGGCGAATTTGTGAAGGTCGCATGGCATTTCCTGCTTAGAAAAGGACCACCCTCATAAGGGTACTGAGTATGTATCTCATCTACCGTGGTTTCCCTCGGTGAGATGAAATTATACTTGGCCGTATATTCCTGATCATTGTAACCACCGTAATTCAATATGGACTGTTGTCCAATCGGTGTTGATACAAGGACGGGAACGCGGCTCCTAGTTCTAGCAAAAGACGACATGACGATTCTCCTAAGTTAAAGTGTGCAACTGTGTGACCCCCCCATGGGGG